ACTATATCAAAAGTTTTTAATATATTCATAATGCCTTATTAATTATTTTCCATAATCCATCAGGGTCGTAATACATGCTTTTTTTCATTGCTGGTGTAATACGAAGAGGTATTTTATTCTTCTCATCTTGAGTTTCTCTAAACTTTTTAGAGACAGCAATACCCTTCTTCTTCTTTTTTATAGACATAGTTATTCCTTATCGGGATTATGTGTTAACCACACTACTCGCTTGTCATCTTGACTCGGTAGTGCGTGAATTAAATCATGATTTTTCAACTCTAGTATAGCCCTTTTAATTGTCGAAAACGACTTATTTTTAAAATATTTTGCCTCTCTGATTATAGCTATACAGGTATAATGGAACGCCCCAATATAGACGTATATATCTTGAGCTGTACTTGATAAATTGTAGGATTCTAAGTACTTATCAATATCTTCTTGATTTGACTCTATTTTTCGCCATAGTGATAAACAATTTTTCATATTTTCTCCTTTAATCGATTAATTTTATGCGTTTAACATCTATCAACTCATTAGATTTTCCTTCACTATTTTCAAGTAAATGAGATGGAACAGATCCAGCATTATTTAATAAATCCTTTAAGCCGAATCTAGCTTCTTTGTTAATTAAGTTTAAAAAGTAAGGGGAAATAAATGCAGCTACTTGTTCTTTTGTTCGATGTGTGAAGTACCAATTAAAGAAAACTTGTTTTTTTAAAAGTAAGTCTTTCATGTTATATACCTCTCATATTGTTCAAACCATAAAGCTAAGTAAACAACGCTTACGGTTATAGTGCCTAACATTAGAAAACTAAGTGTTCTAAAGAGTAATTTAAGTGGTTTCATGATTTCTCCTGGTTTAATATATTTAATAGCAAAGTATTTCCATCTTTTGTTAATACCTCTCTTGTTTTTACATATACGTCTAATCTAGCTTCTAGTTTTTTATCACCGTCTATTACATCACTTAATATTTGCATTGCCATAGCAGAATCGTTTAATTCACCATCTACAAACTTCATTAATGTTTCGTTAGAATATTTAGGTTTAGACATTGTAATATTTATGTAATCTAGTTAAAACATGTTCTATGTTATTATCTATATAGGATTCAGGTATATCCCACATACGCATAGGACTACGAATACGCTCATTAACGGTATCCTTAGTTAATTTAGTTTGATAAATATATTTATAACCTAAATGTTTTTCTTCTTCATTAATATTTAGCATTTTAGATTTATAATCTTCTATTTTTTTAAGGGGAACTTTTTTACAACCAATAACAGTACTAAAATAACTTTCTATTCCTGTATTCATTAAAGAACCTTTAACTTTAACTAAAGTTTCATTTACCATTTCAGATTCATTAAAAATATCTGAAGTATGGGCAGTAAATATGATATTCTTAGTGGAATTAGCTACATTCTGAGCCATCATATTTTTCATAAATTGAGCATAATCACTCCAAGCTTTCATTGTATTAGATGATGTAAGTACTTTAGTACTTTCAAACATATCCATTAGATAAGTTAAACTATCAACTACAATAGTATGGACAGACTCATCATCTTCTGCTGCTTTAATTGCATCAGGTACATCTGTAGGGTCCGTAATTGTGTATTCTTTAAATTTTGATTTAAAGGGTAGCTTTTTATTATTTTCACAGTTTAAATACATTACCCCCTCAGGGTTTTTCATGTGTTCTAAACTAGCTGATTTACCTGTGGCTGATTTGCCACATAACAATACTAAATTATTGTTCATTATTTATTCTCCTTCTGGATTATTTTTTTATCGATTGATCGCATTATTTTTGAGTGAATTTCCTCTTGGCTTATAGGGTCTGTAATTTGATCATTAAACGCTACTAGCTTATTGCTAATAGCATCTGTTGGATAGCCATTATCCATTAACATAAAGCCGTATCTAAGAAGCATATTTGCTCTATTACCGACTTCAATTCTATTAAAGAACCATCTTTCCATATTGCTCATGTCCTGAGTATTTAAGATTTTTTGCTCTTGTTCTCTTGCTTTTTTAGTTTGAGGGATAAACAGAGTAGCATCTAGCAACTCTCCACTATTAAAAAAGTGTATACCGCTATATGACATCCATTTTCTTGCTATATCTTTTGTTGCAGTATCACAATCAAATGGTAGCCAATTAAATACATTTTCCATAAATTTTGAATAATCTCTTGGATTTAGCTTTAAATAATGAGATAATGGAAAGATTAGCCTAAATCTATTCTTAGTGTCAGTATGACGCTTAGTGGTGGCAAACAGCACTGTATAGTCATTAAGAAGTTCTTTAGCAGAATCTAAATTACATTCCCCATCTATATCTAATATTAACAAGTCAAAGCCTGGAATAGCTTTTTCACTTGAACGATATTTATTTAAGAAGCTGTGAGCTGTGTAGTGATAACCAGTAGTACTTATTAACTCAGGTAATCTACTAAATTTAGTGATTGCGCCCTCAAAGCCCTCTGTAATTTCAGTACTATAAGCTATATGAATTTTATCTAGATTAGTTTCTTTTAAAGCTTCTCCAGATAAAAATTCAATATCATCTACATAAGTTCTGCGAATTATAATATTGTTTTTATATCCCCATGCAACTGCTAAAGATAACATATCTTTCTTTTGTGCTTCTGAACCTCTGTAGAAGGGTAATTCTTCTAATAAATCTACTTGAGTAACCTCTTTGCCTACATCAGCAATATATCTTGCTAAACGGGCATATGAACCCTCTTTAGTAATGATTCGATTAAAGTGTTCACCTGAATCTTCTGTAAGTTGGATTGCACTATTTAAATGATTTTTATTTACATCTTTACTACCTTCTACAAATGCATAGGCACCTGCAAGTTTTAAAGCTTTATAGTATCTATGTGACAATTCAGATTTTTTAATATCTTCATGTGCTTTTAATTTATAAGCTCTACTTTCACACTGAATTTTATAATTAAGTAGATGAATAGTATCTTCTTTGCTAATTGTTAATACTGTATTAAATTTATTTCTGTCTGCTAAACCAGCAATAATTTGACTAATACGTAATGTATCTTTAACAATATTAGAAGCTGTTAGAGCATCATATAATTCTTCAGCAGTTTGTTCTTTATAATCATTGAGTGTATTAGTAAAACCAAATAGCATTCTACGAGCATATCCGGTTTCAAGCATTTGTTTAAAGTCTTCTTCAACTTTACTACCATCTAATAATTTAGTGGGCGTACCAAATAACATAAGATTAGTGGGTGTTTTACCCAGTAGCTCCTCCCCCCTTTTATTCTCACTAGTATTCTTTGTAAGTTTTTGTTTTACTTTACCTACATCATAGAGTTCTAAAAAAGTATTGAGCATTTCTATATTACCAGTTAAATTAGAGCCTACTTCGTCTAACTCCAGGTTCATAGAACCTGCGTTAGACATTAGTAATTTAAGTCTCATCTGTTTAACTGCAGGTGCTGTACCACTATCAAAACTAAATGCTAATGTTCCTAAAGCATCATAATCTCTTTGTACTTCATTCATTGCTTCATCAGCAGACATATGGGGATTAGTGGATTGTCGTCTTGCAGCAATTTGTAATAATTGTGCATTACTCTCTCCAGGTAATACATCCCTTAAAAATTTTATTCTAAAGCTATCAATAATATCTTCTTCCATGATATTAGTTGAAAAACCTTTACCTGTTCCTGAAGGCATTAAGTTTAATACATAAGTATTAACTGGAAGTATTCCTCTATCTCTAGTTTCAATGTTACATCGCATCATTGAAGCTACTTTAGATAGATAGTAAGCTACTAATAATCTAAAAAAATGTCTATTTTGTGATTGAGTTTTAGCAACTAGGATATCAACAATTTCTTCAGAGAACTTGAAATATCTAGAATCAGTCATTTTAGGAATAAGTGTAAGGTTCTATACCATTAATAATTCTGCAATAGACGCTTCTACTTTTATCTAAAGATAGTTTACGATTACAAAATGTTGTAAATTCAGCATAAGTTTCAATACCAAATTCATCTTTTTCTCTATAGAATTTGCGAATTTGAGTAACTTCTTTTTTAGAAAGTTTATCACCATTTCGCTTTTTTCTAGTAGTTCTTGATTTTGTAATTTTAACTTTTTCTTCTTTAGGTTTTTCATTTTTAAAAGAAAACCAATTTTTTATATACCACCATTGATCATTCATAATACTAATCTCCCTTGATTAATTAAATTTTTTGCTTGTTCACATACATCAGATACTTCACAATATCTACAAGCTTTTACTTCACCTGGTACAGTTACTACTGTTCCCACTCTCCCATCAGCAGCTAAACGAGCATTTGCCTCATCTAAAGTATCATAATTTTTAGTGGCTCTAGCCATTTTTGCTGGATTCTTATAATATTTGTATTTTGTATCAGATTCCCATAATTCTTCTTTAGTACATTCTGGTAATTTATTTTGAGGTTTATCTAAACATTCTTTAAATTCTTTTATTTTATTTCTAATAAAATAATCAGTTTGTTCAAAGGAC